ATTGATTTGTCTTCAAGATGATTGAGACCAACAGACGAAAGAGATCCATCCTTCTTCAGTCGAAGTGTGTAGTCCTTCACGAAGGATGGTAGTGGCTTGAATACCTCTTGGACTTCTCTCTCAATCTCATTTGACTTGTCCTGTAGACGAGCAGCAAAGCACATGGCTTTCTTGACATCAAGCCTGAAGCCATACCTTTCCTGCTCGTCAATGATCTCTCGTATCCTGTACTCAAGGTCAATGCTTCTCCTGCTGATCTTCTTCATCTCTGGAAGTAGACACATCCAGACCTTGAACGTCAACTCTACATCGTTTATGCAGTACTTAAGCATCTCGTCAGAAAACTTGGAGAAGTCATTAAAGTCTGACTTTGGGTAGTTCAGCCGCTTGCCCCAAGATTCAAGGCTATGTCCACCATCCCTAGCAGGATTGAGTAGCTGGCTAAGGATGAGAGTGTCTTCGATTGACTTCAGGTTGATTGCTGTACCGACAAGCTTGTTGAGTGCTGGAGCATCAAACGAGATGATGTTGTGTCCTATGAACTTGGTGACTGAGGATGCAAACTTAGGGAAGTCGGTAAGGCACTCGCCTTCAGACCAGTGCCTTACCTCCCCAGTCTTGATGTCCTTCACTACGATGCAGTGGATGACCGTAGGTTGAAGGCTGTCTGCTTCGATGTCGATGATGCATTCCATGCCCAACCCTTCTTCAAGCTTATGCGCCGCTAGTCGCGGCAGCGGTTAATTTCTATTAACCAACAATCTTACGCATGTCGGGAGCCATGTAGTTTGGTCCCTTCACTACCTTTCCATCATCACGATAAACTGGCCTACCATCGTTACCAAGCTTTGAGAGGTTGGAATTATGGACCTCTTCAAAGCACTTGTCAAGATCAATGCCAAATGCCTGACCAGCGCCGTAGACGACATACAACAGGTCTGTAAGTTCCTTGGCTAGATTGCGAAGCTTTGGTGGATTGTCGCTTGACTCAAGTAAGTCAAGAAACTCTGCTCCAAGTTCTCCAGCTTCTTCTGCAATCAATACCATTCGTAGGTTAATAAGTCTTTTGTCAACTGTGTTCATTGGAGATGTCTTTACATCTTGTCCCATGCATCGCATGAACTCTCCAACTTTCTGGAAATTAGTTTGCATGTCTAGCTCCTCCTGTCTGTTAGATGTCGATGTCATTGCTAGTAGACGCCTTCTCTGTGTCACTGTCCCCAAGGTTCTCAACCTCATGAAGTCGTCCCGTTTCCTTGTTGAAGAATAGATGGCAAGCAACGCCAGTCTCGCCAGCGTACCTGTTCTTGAGTACGCGAATGGTAGTGGTGTTGGCTACGTTAGGGTCGTCAGCCTGTTGGTCTCGTTCCATAGCGATGACTGCGTCAGAGAGTTGTGCAATGCTCTGGGAGCCACGAAGGTGGGCTAGGGATACTTCCTTGCCGTCCTCGTGTCCGCTGTCTGAGCCAGCCCTGCGTAGATGAGAGACAAGCAGCAGCGCACAGTTTGTCTCTTCGACAAGAGAGCGAAGCTTGGTCATAAGGATATCGATGTTGCGACGCTCGTCCATGCCGTCAAGCCCAGAGACTAGAATGGACAAGTGATCAAGAAAGATCCACTTGCAGTCTAGAGCCTTGATCATGTAGCGGATGCGGGCAAGGATCTCTTCCGTGGCTAGAGAGCCAAAGTGATCAAAGGCAAAGAAACGTCCGGTGCCTACCGTAGCCTTGTTCCACTTTTCTAGCTCGGCTCTCGGGTATCCTTCCCGCACCTCTCGGATGTACAGTCGAGCATTAGCCTCTACCGACATGAGATGGAAGATCGTGGAGCGCACGTTCTCCTCAAGCGACAGGACGCCAATGTTCTCGTTTGTGCTACGTAGAACGTGATGCATAAGCTCGCGCATAACGGACGACTTGCCGGTGCCGGTGCCAGCGGTGACGGTCACTAGCTCACCAGTGCGAATGCCATAAAGCTTGTCGTTGAGACCAGCAAACGGGTACAAGCAAGTCTGCTGCTGTCCCTCGTCGTAGAGTGTATCGCCATAGTCCTTGAGGTTGATGATGCCAGCAGGGGTGTAGACACGGGCATCCCACCAAGAGCGCATGAACTCCTCACGCTTGCCAGCCTTGAGGTACTCATTGGCGTCCTTGAGGGACAGGTTGACGATCTTGCACTTGTTGGGTTCAAAGATCTCTGCAACGGCAACGGCAGCTTTCTTTCCATGCTCGTCGTTGTCAAAGCAGATGACAATGTTCTCGTAGCTGTTAAGGAAGTTGTAGCTTGCCTTGCAGTTACGGACAGCAGACTGCGCGCCATCCTTGATCGACACGACAGGCCACTTGCTGCCCATCATCTCGTAGGCTGACAAGGCGTCAAGCTCGCCCTCGCAGATGGTAATGTACTTGCCGCCGCCAGTAAACAGATGCTCGCCAAAGAGACCAGCCTTGCCGAGAGAACCTCGTGGCTGGGACTCAAATGCCTTGCTGTCTACGTCGCGGATCTTGTTGGAGATATGTGCGCCGTTCTTGTCGTAGTACGGATACAGATGCTTGATGATCTTGCCGGTAGCGTCAGACACAACACGGACACCAAACTTCTCACATGTGTCCTTGTTGATGGCACGGTCCTTGATGTTGGTGAAGTAGCCCATCACAAGTGGCTTGTTGTCGTACTGCGACCCGCTTGTGGATGGGAAGTTCCTGACAACGTCATCAGACTGATTGGCGTTCATCATGTTTGCGTAGTCTCCTCTTTCCTCATCGGTTGACGGATAGTACTGGTTGTGGACAAAGCAGTATGAATGACCGTCAGAGAAAAGGACTTTGCCGTCGCTGCTTCCGCAGTCGTCGCATTGCCCCCTGCTGACTGGATGGCTATCGTTACGCATGCTCACCTTCAACGGTTATGGTGATTCAAGACTTGTAAGCTTTCCTCTCATATTTCCAGTAGCCCTGTCGATGATGTAATGAACAGAAGCCCTGTGCTTGTAGATAGAAGGTTCAACGCTCTTGAACTCTACATCATAACCTATGTGTGAGTAAAGGATTTTTCTAGACTCAAGCATCTCGGTAAATTCTTCAAGAGAGGAAGACTCCTCCAATACAGTCGCATTAAAGGAATCTGAATTTGTGTACATTAACATGTACTTCAAAGTTGTCACTCCTTTCCATCAAATGAAGCGTCCATTATGTCTTCAATGAACTCTTCGTTCTGGCTCATGAAGTCTTCTGCATCTATCGATGCGTAGTGCTTGGCCTCCTTGTGGGAGTATCCATCATCAAGGTACTGTCGATAGTATTCCCTGAACACACGCTTCTTTTCCTTTTGAAGGAAGTCATAGGACATGAGGATTACTTCCTCTTTGTCCCCTGCCCCTTGTACTTCTTCGTGTTACGTCGAAGGCTTTTGTTATTGGGGCGGGAATTAGGTGACTTTCCAATGCTTGTCCTTAGATGCTTCTTGCTGATGATCTTCTTTCCAGAAGACTTCAGTCGTGTAGATCCACTTTCCTTAGCCATGTATGTTTAAGCTCCTTTGTCAGAAACGACAGGGAATAGCATGTTGATGGTACGACTGACCTTGATTGCCAGTTCCCTGTGTTCATACTGTGTTGATGCGTCAGTCCGTACGTCGATGTAATGCAGCCAGCTACGAAGGCTTCCCTTCATGTACAGCTTGGACATCGTCATGCCCTCTGGCAGGATTGCCCTAGCTACTTCCTTTGCAATTCCATTCTCAATGGCCCAGTTGTAGTAGCTGATTACTACCTTCTCTACATTCATCTGGGCTTCAGTCCACTTTGCGTTCAGTTCTTCATCAGCGGATGGTAGGCTGTTCTGCCTGTTCTTCTTGTCCTGTAGACGAGCAGGCCGATAGACAAGAGAGTTAGAAAGCTTTCTCGCATCGGCGTAACGCTGGGAAAACTCTTGGAATGAGAAGCTTCGGTGCCTGAGAAGTTGACGAGCAATGTCCCTTGTTGTGTTGATCTCCATAGTTACGTCAATCATCTCAAGCGGAGACCAATGCTTGTTATCGATCAGATACTTCACAAGCTTTGGATAAGTCTCTGTGTGGCTCTGGTTCTCTGGATTGCTTACGCGAGCGCAGTAAGCAATCAGATCTTGTGGATCGGAGATACCATCCTTTAGAACATCGATTGATGGACGAGTGCAGGACACAAGCTTTACGCTATTCATTTCATCACCTTCCATCTTCTGCTTCAACAATAGCCAACCCAGACGAGTGAATTGCTCGCATGACTGTCTCTACGTCACGCATCCACATCCCTTGCTCTTCTGGAGAGATCAAGGGCCATTCCTTGTGGGGGAAATCAAGCAACACCCAAGCCTTTGCGATTCGCTCGGAGAGCTTGATGTCGATATCATTGTTCACATCTTCCTCCATGTCTCGTTAGGATCTTCAACGGTGTAGTACACATTTCGGATGCCAAACTCAGCGATGCACCGAGAGCATCCTTCGCATGGCTTAGCCATTGCATATACGAAGTCACCTTCGTACACAAGCCTCTTTACCCTTACGACAAACATATCGCACTTCTTGAAGTCTTCAACGTCAAGATGGCGAAGGGCATTCTTTACACAAGCCACTTCAGCGTGAAGGTAGAAGGCGTTTTCGTTCTTCTTGAATCTATTCTGTATCGGTGATGTCTTGTACCTGTTGATCCCAAAGCTGACAATCTTTCGCTTGTATACTAGGGACGCTGCTACCCTGTACGAACGAACTGGGTTTACTATGTCGATAGCGGCCTTGCGAAGTATTTCTATGTTGCGCTCAATGTAGTCGCTCATTGCGCTGCCTCGAAGAAAAGATGAGTACCAATCTTTCGTACAAACCTAAGCTTGTTTGCCCAGTAGGGTACGACGCTATCGTTGTGAAACGATATAGCCATCGATAGTCCTGCTGGAATCGCTCCTTCAATTGAACCTAAAGCCGCGTACTCGCACATTTGCTTGACGTAGGCATTACGTATGTTTGCATAGGTCTTGGATTCTGAGCAATGAT